CGGAGATTTCCTTGGTGGAAAACCAAGCCAGCGTCGCGCATTAAGGCGCAAAGCAATGAATACATTTATTTGCTCAATAGACAGACAATTTAAGTTTTTTGGGCGGATTAATGAAGATGTTAATGTTTATACAGTACTGACAAGACGCGGAATACTGTTTTTTACTATCATGCAGGCTTTCGTAAATCAAGAGGTTTCGCAAAAAAGCAAGGGGGGCATGACGGAAACATATATTGATGGCGGGACATACATAAAATCATTTTACTCAGTAATGTATTGTCCATCGGCCGTGAAGGTCGGCGAGCTAGGTGATCCGCGCTCGCCTCACTATCGCATCCACCACGACATCAACTGGCACCGCGTCGCGCCGAAGATTCTTCGTGAGGAATGGCGCAAGCCTCGCTAGTCATGGCCGCGACGCGCCTTCACCCGCCGATACTTCGCCGCCTGCCTGCAGCGGTTAGAGCAAAACCGCGCGCGCGAATCTCGCGCAATGAACGTCTTGCCGCATTCATTGCACGTCACCGTGCGCAGCGGACGCCTGGCTTGCAGCGCCCGGCCAGCATCGCTTGGCTTCACGCCAAGGACTCCAGCACATCAATAGCGCCGAGCATTGCATCGAGCATGACGCGCTGCGCGTCGGCTTCTTCTTCGCCTTGGAGCCAGTTGGCGCTAATTTGCATCAAGCGTGCGATGGCGTCCATGTCGCGATCGTTAAGCGCATCGCCAGCGGCGCGCATGAGGTCGGCGGTCGTATTGATATCTTCGTACATTGCGGCTCTCCGTTGTGTTGGCCTGATGCCGCCTTGCGGCGGCGCGTTGGGGGTTATGCGTTGATGACTGGCGCCATGCTGTATCGACCTAGAGGCAGCGCCCACTCGCCATGGTCCGACTGCTTGATGCCGACTCGTTTGGTGTCGCCGTTGTGCTCGATCGTCAAGAACTTGGCGGAGCGCTTCAGCACCTTGAAGGAGAAGATGCAGTTGTAATCGCAAGCGCTGCGTGCGGTGTAGGTTTGGCCGATTTTGAAGGTTGCGTTCATGATTATTTTCGCTCCGGTGTGTTGTTCGCCCAATGCTGATGGCGGCTTGCGCTCGCGGTCCAAGTTCCTTTTTCAGTGCTCAGCGTCCGCGGGCTGGTTGTTCGCTGTCGACAGTTATAGGTTAGCCTAGTATCGTTACTGTGTCAACATAAGAGTGGGGTTTTTTTGGGCTCGCCTGTCACCGACGTTCCAAAGTCCACGCCAGGCCACGGCGGCCGGCGTCCTGGTGCTGGACGCCCGAAGGGCAGCGGCGCCGCAAAGCCTGCGGCGACTATCGGGCGCCCGCCGAAAACGGAGCAGAACGACGCCTATACCGTGCTCGCCAAGGCGAAGGCTAAGCGCGAAACGTACAGAGCGCAGATGGAGGAGCTGCGTTACCGCGAGGCTGCTAGGGAACTGATCCCCGCCATCGAATACGAGCGAGCTCTAGCGTCCGCGTTCAAGCTCGTCGCATCGGCGCTCGAATCATTGCCCGATGTGCTGGAGCGGGACGCAGGCATTGATGGCCCTGCGGTGGAACGCTGTCAAACCGTCATCGATCGGATTCGCGAAGACCTATACGCGAGCTTAGTTAATGGCTGAATCCGTCCACGCCGATATCGAGGCTATTACGCATGACGTCGCAGAGCTGTTACGGCCACCTCGGCGGATCAGCGTGTCTGAATGTGCGCGCGAAGCGGTGCGGATAGAAAACCCTGGCGGCTATAGCGGCCCATGGGATGCTGCGCTTACGCCGTACATGGTCGAGCCTATGGACATGCTCAAGTCCAGGCATCATGAGGCGGTTGTCTTTGTGTCGCCCGCGCGAAGCGGGAAAACCCAGGCGCTTCTGGACGGTTGGCTTACGCATAGCGTCGTCGCGGACCCTGGCGACATGGGGCTGTACTTCAGCACGCAAACGCTCGCCTACGATTACCGGAAGCGTCGGCTAGAGCGGCTGCACAGAGCAAGCCCGCAGATGCGCGCAAAGCTGAGCCCGCGCGCGCATGACACGACGATTGAGATGGTTGTATACCGCCACGGCATGATCGCAAATCTTGGGTGGCCGACATCTAGTCAGCTCGCGCAACGCGATCTGCGCTATGTCGCAATGAGCGACTACGATTCGTTCCCAGACGATATCGGCGGCGAAGGCAGCGCGTTCAGCCTCGGCAAGAAACGCATCCAGGTCGCTATGAGCGCCGGCATGGCGCTGATTGAGTCAAGCCCCAAGCGGGAAATCACGACGGATCAATGGACGCGCAGCGGCGCGCACGAAGCGCCGCCAGTCAATGGCGGCATCCTGATGATCTACAATCGCGGCGACCGCAATCGCTGGTACTGGACTTGTATAGACGGATGCGGAGAGCAGTTTGAGGCGCCGCCGCTCCCAGCGTACGACGACCTGCCGGACCCGCAAGCAGCAGGCAACACTGCGCACGTTGCCTGTACGCATTGCGGCCAAGTCTATCGCCCGGCTGACAAGAGCCGGCTAAACGCATCCGGTAAGTGGCACCCGGAGGACTGGCAAACAGACAATCCGCGTAAATCAAGCATAGCCTCGTATTGGCTACTTGGGTGCGCTGCAGCTTTCCAAAGTTGGCAATCGCTTGTAGTAAATCACGTCATGGCCAAGCGCGAGGCCGACGCCAGCGGCGATGAAACCGCTCTAAAATCTACAGCAAATGTAGATCAAGGCGTGCCATATCGTCCCAAGCGGCTCGACGCTTTTTCCGGGATATCCGCACTGCAACAACGTCAAGAACCGGATGCGGTGCGGCGCGAGGTGCCTACTGCCGCGCGCGTATTGCTTGCCGCGGTAGACGTTCAGGCCAATCGTTTTGAGGTTGCCGTGTGGGCGTACGGAATCGCTCGCGAACGCTGGCTAATCGATCGTTACGCGATCCGCGAAACCGAGGACGGGGATAGTATTCGCCCGGCATCTTTTGTCGAGCACTGGCACACGATCGAACGCCGAGTAATCGAAAAAGCCTATCACATCAAGGATAGCGATCAGTTTCTTCGCGTTTATCGGGTTGCCGTAGACTTAGGTGGATACCATGAGCGGTCGCGGGGCGCGGATAGCACTCGACGGGCCTATGAGTGGTGGCGAATGATTCGCAAAGCGGGACTCGGCAATCGCGTTCGGTTGATCAAAGGTGAGCGCACGAAGCGAGCAAAAACCGTTATCGAGTCGTTTCCTGATTCTACAGCGCGGTCTGCTCGCAGCGCCGGAAGTCGCGGCGATGTGCCGGTTTTGCTAATCAATACAGACCGGATGAAGGATTCCGCGCACGCCGACTTGACTCGCGAAACGCCAGGGCCTGGATACGTGCATCTGCCAGGTTGGCTTGATCGCGAATACCTTGACGAGCTCACAACGGAAGCGGCCGACATCAAGGGGCATTGGGAGCCGCGTCGAGGGCGTCGCAACGAGACGTGGGACTTGTTGATTTACTGCGACGCGCTATGGCATTACCTCGGTGGAAACAAAATCAATTGGGAGAGGCCGCCCGCGTGGGCGGCGCCGCTCGCAATAAATACGGAGTCCATCAGCGAAGGACAGCGTATTGCAATAAAGGCGGCTCGCCGAAAGCGTAAACTTCCGTCCGGGATGGCGCCTGATGGCTGGGTGCTCTAATGTAATAGATTGCGTTATGCAAGCGGCAGTCGACGCCGCTAAAGCAGAAGGCGTTTCTGTATCATCAGCAAAGCGAATCGGTAAGGCAATTTCTAATCGGTTGCGCGCCGAATACGGGTCGGAGATGGTTTACATTCCTGCGCCGGATCGATCTGCCCGTAATATTGCGATTGTTGCTGGCTTGGCGGCTGGCGACGCTCCTCAGGAAATAGCCGCTCGCGTAGGCGTTCATGTCACCACGGTGCGGCGCGTTCGCCAGCGCACTAGGCGCAGCATTGCCCCGGCTGAGTGGGAGCTTTAGACAGGCGCAGTTTTCCTAGAGCTTTGCACTAAGCGACCTGCCATGCTTACGGCATGGCACTGACTTCCGCAGATCTTGACGCCTTAGACGCCGCTATCGCTTCCGGCGAGCTGCGCGTGTCTGTGAATGATCGTACCGTCGAATATCGCAGCATCGACGACCTGCTCCGCGCGCGCGATCACGTTGCGCGCATCGTCGCGGCAGCCGGCCAGCCCCTAAGTGCTGGGCCTCGTTATAGGGTGGCGAGCTTCAGCGATGCTTGACGCAGCCATCCGTGCCATATCTCCTAGTTGGGCGTTGCGTCGCGCGCAGGCACGGCGCGTACTTGCTTACTACGAAGCTGCGCGGCCAAATCCTCAGCGCAAGCAGCGCAAGGAGCGCAACAGCGCAAGCCGCGCCGTACAGAACGCCGGCACATCGATACGAGAGCAAGCTCGGCATCTAGAGCAGAACCACGACCTCGCGCGCGCTGTGCTGCGCGTGCTTGTAAACAATAGCGTCGGCGCTCACGGCATCACAGTAGAGCCAACTCCGCTGTTGCCAGACGGCTCAGTGGATGAGCGCCTAGCGCCTGCGCTGCTCGACGTCTGGGACGAGTGGGGCGAACAGCCGGAAGTCACTGGCCAATATACCTGGCCTGCGGTGCAGCGAATGATGCAGCGCACAGCAATTCGTGATGGCGAAGCGTTTGCGCAGATCGTCGGGACCGGCCCGCGCCTTACGCACGGTTCGGATATTCCGCTTTCGCTAGAGTTGCTGGAACCTGATTTTTTCCCGATCGGCCACGATCAAGACTTTGCTGGCAGACGCATTCGTGACGCAGTAGAGCTGAACGGATGGGCGCGGCCGGTTGCCTATTGGGCTTATCGCGGACACCCAGGCGAGTGGGACGCGAGAAACATTAACGCGACGCAGCTAAAGCGCATTCCTGCCGATGCGATTTTGCATCATGCTTTTCGCGATCGGATGCATCAGCGCCGCGGCATGTCAATGTTCGCGTCTATCGTTGGGCGTTTTGATGATTTGAAAGACTACGAAACAAGCGAGGCAATTGCAGCCAAAGTAGCCGCCTCACTTGGCGCAGCTATCAAAAAGGGAACGCCAGACCTGTATCCCGTAGAGATAGACGAGCACGGCGACGAAGACCCGCGCGACATGCGATTTAGGCCAGGCATGATTTTCGATGATTTATTGCCAGGCGAGTCGATTGAAATGATCGGCAATAATGGGCGCCCGAACGCGCAAATGGTCGATTTTCGCGGGGCGATGCTAGACGCAGCAACCGCAGGCGTCGGCTGTTCATCGTCCACGGTGAGCCGTCGGTATGACGGAAGTTATTCCGCGCGCAGGCAAGAGCTTGTTGATGCATGGGTAGATTACGCCGTGTTGTCGCAAGATTTTGCTGCGACAATCGTGCGCCCGATTTATCGCAGAGTGATTCAGACCGCTATCGGTGTCGGCAAGATAGCGTTGCCGCGCGACATGAGCTTGCGGCAAGCGGTGCAGGCCATGTATGTAACGCCGCAAATGCCTTGGATTGATCCGTTAAAAGAGCAGCAGGCGTGGAGCGGGCTCGAAGAAAACGGGCATGCAAGCGGTCCTGAAATCATTCGCAAGCGCGGGCGCTCGCCGTCCGATGTGCTGCGCGAGGAAATTGCTTGGCGGCGCCGCTGGCGCGAAGAAGGCGAGCAGATAAGCGTTATTCAGTCAGGAAGCAACGAGCTTTCGGCAATAGATGATTCGGAGGACGATGCGTGACGACTATTTACCTAGACGGGTTGATTGGATGGGATGTGCTGGCGCGCGACGTGCGCGCTGCGTTGCCGAAAAACGGCAGCGTTCAGATCCAAATCAATAGCCCAGGCGGCGACGTCTACGAGGGATTTGCCATCTATAATGCGCTGCGCGATTTCAAACGCGCCGGTGGCGAAGTTGAGGTGGTTATTTCCGGTCTGGCTGCCTCAATGGCGACTTACATCAGCACGGTCGGAGATCGCGTATCTGTTGAGGATAACGCCGTTTACATGACGCATAATCCGTGGACTTTTGCCATGGGCGATCATCGTGATATGGCAAAAGCAGCACAAACGCTTGACTCCCTAGCCAATGTGCTAGCGCGCGGGTATGCCGCGCGCACTGGGGCAGACCTTGACGAAATTCGCGCACAGATGGACGCTGAGACATGGATGTTCGGTAGCGAAATTGTCGACGCCGGCTACGCCGATGAAGTGTTTCCAGCCGGAGCCGGCCCGGAATCCAAAGCGGACGCCCTGAGTTTGGCGCATGGCGCGGTTGCGTCAATGCAAGCAAAGTTGAAGGCAAGCGAAACCGAAGAAACGCTTGATCGCATCGCGGCAATCTTGCCGCGCCACTCTGCGGCAGTTGCCGCAACACCCAAGCAGGAGGGCCACATGGCCGAAACCAAGCAAGAGCCGGCCGTGAACCCGCAGCCGGAACCAAAAGCGTCCGATGTCGACGTTCGGGGCGCAATCAAGCAGCGCAACGAGATTATCAAGAGTCGACTGGACGCATTCATGGCCGCGAATCCGGCCAGGGCCGCCGATATTCGCGCGTGCTTCGATGCTGCGATGGCGGATATTGACCAAACGCCCGAGCAATTCACCGACGCTGTTCTGGCTAGTCTGGCCAAAGCCGCCGAGCCGGTAGCGGGCGCGCACAGCACGCGCGTCGAGGGCATGATGGACGAGCGCGAGAAGTTCCGAGCGGGCGCCAGCAAATGGCTCGCGCGCCGCGCCGGGCTTGCGAAAGACGACGATCGCGGCAATCCGTATCGCGGGCTGCGGCTGCACGAGCTTGCCGCCGCTTCTTTGCGCATTCAAGGCGTCAAGGTCGACGGGATGACGGCATCTGAGCTTGCCGGGCGCGTCCTGGCCGCTCACACGACGAGCGACTTTCCTTATTTGCTCGCCGACTCCGCGCGCAAAAGCCTGCAGGCAGCCTATGAGGCGTTCCCATCAACCTGGTCAATGATCGCGGCTTCGGGCAGCGTTTCAGACTTCAAGACGATCAACCTGATGCGGCTCGGCTCCTTCAGCTCTTTGGCCGCCAAGCCGGAGGGTGCCGAGTACGTCGCAGGGACGGTCAGCGAAGAGCGAGAGCAGCTTACGGCAAGCACCAAGGGCCGGTTTATTGAGCTGACTCGCGAAATGATTATCAACGACGATCTTGACGGCTTTAGCCGCATGGCCGCGATGCTGGGACGCGCAGCGGCGCGCACGGTTAACGCGGACGTCTATGCCGTCATCAATGCCAACGGTACCCTGTCGAATGGGCGAGCGCTGTTCAACACTACGGACGGAAACCTCGCAGGCTCCGGCGCCGCAATTAGCGTGGCCACGCTTAGCGCAGGCCGCGCCGCCATGCGTAAGCAAAAAGACCCGAGCGGCAATGATTACCTGAACATCATGCCGCGCACGCTGTTGGTGCCGGTCGCAAAAGAGGATCACGCCCGAGAGGTCGTCACGTCGACGGACAACACCGATACGACGGCAAGCCGCAAGCGCAACCCGATCCAAGACTGGGGGCCGCTCGAAATCGTATCCGATCCTTACCTGGACGCCACCAGCACTGACGCCTGGTACTTGATCGCAGATCCGATGGACGTTCCCGCGCTTGAAGTGCGTTTTCTGGACGGTAACCAAACGCCGTACATTGACGACACCGAAGAGTTTCTCACCGACGGCATTCGCTGGAAAGTTCGCTTGGATTACGGCGTAGCCGCGAACGATCGACGCGGCGCGTACAAGAACGCGGGCAGCTAACCGTTCACTTCATGATTAAGGGGCTCAATTGAGCCCCGCGGAGCAAAAAAATGGCAGCAAACCTCTATAAAGCGGGCGGCGAAATCCGCACCGTAACCTACACCAACACCGGATCAGCAATCAGCTCGGGCGACGTTGTTGTACTCGGCGGGACCGATGCAAAAAAGTGTCGCGTTGGCGTGGCGCTTGAAGATATCGCCGCAAGCAGCGGAACAGGCCAAGTGGCTATTTCCGGGTGCTGGACGTTTCCGAAAACGGCAATAGCCGTCATCAAGCAGGGAGAGAGTGTCGCGTGGGATAGCAACCCCGGCGCAATTGACGACAATGCTTTCTCAACCGGAGCCGGTGACGTTGCGCAGTTTGGCATGGCCGATGCAGACGCAGGCAACGGCACGACGACAATCAACGTCTGGATTGACGAGCCAGGAACCTACGACGCCGCATAAGCAATGACCGTCGCCGCTCGCAACGCACGCCTAATATTTGCCGTGATGCGGCATCACGGCGAAGATGTAACGCTTGCGAGCGGCGAAACGATTGCAGGTGTGTTTGATCTGTTCAGCCCGCGCCAAGCCGATGACAGGGAAGTCGGCCGCGCTATGCGGCTGAGTCAACAACAAAATCCAACGTTGCTGTTGCGTTCGACAGATGCGGCAGAGATAGCCGAAGACGAC